AACCCATTGAACGACAAGTATTCAGGAATGCCAAACATTACTATCAACCTTGGCGAAAAACCAATTGACGACATGATTAAAAAGGTTGTGTTGCGAACTCCTGGCCGAGGATCTAGGACGCTTACCTGATGGCAGTTCCATACCTGCTCTTTGTTGAGGGTGTTGTTGGCGCTGGAGTTGTAGACCCAAACAGCGGCACACCGCTTCCCGGCGCTAACGGCTCTGGAACAGCCAGGGATCTTATTGCGCTTCCTTCAGGGTCTCAGCAAAGCCTTCCACGAGTTGCTCTTGAAACATTTTCTATTACTTCATCTGGTTCCGGAAGCGGTTCTACTATGGCTTTTACGATTACACAGCCCGATGTCAGTACGACTTACACCATCACCAATGTGTCCGGAAATGGAACAACCGTCACCTACACGGCCGCAAACACCTTGTCAGTTGGGTCCGTGGTTTCCATTACCGGGGTAACCCCTTCCGGGTACAACCTTACAAAGGCCACCGTTGCAAGCGCGTCATCTACGCAGTTCACGATTACTAATTCCGCAACCGGGGCGTACACAAGTGGCGGATCAGTCGCCATTGTCCCTTGGTTCTTGGCCATGGCTGACATGGCCCCAATCAGGTTTTATGACACGCGATACAAGGCAACTCAGCCCGTGCTTTTAGGTTATGTAACGAATGTTCAAGTTCACATGCGCGCCTTAGGTATTGAAGTTCAGGTCACCGGTGCAGATCCAATTAACTGGATGGACAAAATTATGGTTCGCAAAGGAAAAATTGGTTCTGGACGACAAGCCGTTGGAACAATTACTTTGAGCACGACCGGTTTGGCAAGCGACAAGGCCACCATTAACGAGTTGCTTTACTATGTTGACCTTCGCAGCGACGCTGCGACGCGCAGGATTGTGGACACATCCCCCGTTTCCGGGTCTGGAAAAACTGCTGTTCGGGCGCTTTATCCAAACTATACTGCCGTAAACATTTCCAGCGAAGTCAAGAAATTGCCGGTCTCCACTCTTCGCGGGGCGATGGATACGGTGTCCGAAGCGGCCGGAGGTTACGACACTATTGCTCGCAAGTATTGGATTGACGGAAACGGAAGAATTAACTACAACGCGCGAACTGCCCCAACAAACGCCACCGCGCCATTTGAGATCGTAACATTGGCATCACAAATGAATCCTACTGGGACTGGGGGAACAACTACAAGCAAGATTGCCGCAAGCACTATCCAGGTTCAGTACGACCACGAACAAGTAATCAAGCGAGCGTTTCTTCGCTGCGGGGACTTTGACTCCGGCCTTGACGATGCAACCGACCCGTACACCCGAACATACAACTTGTCCGGCAACTCAGGACCTGGCCTAGGTTCTCGCAACGGACCAATGTCCAACGCTTTGATTGACCTTCCCGATGTTAAGGGGCTTACCAACACTACCCGGGACAACTTTATTGACAAGTTTGGCAACGGAATGCTTGGCATTCGGTATCAACCAATGCGAAGCGTCCGCATGACGGTTATTGGGGCTAATTTGAGTCAAACCGCAAACCCGGCCCACGATTTTGGGTACACCCAGGGCTACGCTTACGATGGATCTGCCTACAACCTTGTCACGGCCGTATTGCCCGACCAATGGATTAAGGTGACTGCTCCCGCTTTGGGCATTGCAGGGGAAATTCTTCGCATTGAAGCGGTAACATGGTCATTCGCCAAGGGGACTACAGAGGCAACCCTGGAAATTGAGTGCGACTGGCGACGCAAGGGCTTTATTGAAAGGATTGGTGGCTAATGCCTAGCGAACTCGGATCTAATGACGGCGCGCTGTCGTCGTTTAAGGGTGACATTATTGCCGACACCGATGCCCCGCTAATTTCAACGCAATCAACCGGGGGAAAATCTTATGCCCTTGGCTCGTCTTTGTCTGCTGGTATTTACACAATGGTGCAAAACGGAACATTTAAGGCAACTCCTCCAGACCCAGATGCCGCTCTTTCCGACACAGATAACCCGTTGCCATACTTTTCCCTTGAGTCTAACTATGTTTCTGGGGCGCAGATTACGGCATCTTCTGTTGAGGACTCTACGGTTGCTTCCGGACGAAAGATTCGTTTTACCATTCCGGTTGGCACGGCTGTTGGACAGTATTTGCGATTTGTTCGCTATGTGGCAATTCCGGGAAGCGTAGCCCGTACTTTTACTTATCAACCTAGATCTGCTTGGAAGAGCACGAGTTCAACAACGGAAGTTTCTGCAAACTTACAAGCGCAGTTCTACCAGTCGGACATTGCAACAACAAGCGGAACAAGCGAGACTAGGGCCGCAACGCTTTCAACAATAACTTCTTCTACTTGGGCTTACGAAGTGTTTGCCAACCCAAATTCTATTCCTGCCATTCCAACGGATGCAGCGTTTATTAGGGTTGCGGTAGGCGTTGTGGTTAACACCCTGACAACAAGCGCCTGGACAGTAGACCTGCATGAAGTCCGCATTGACAACGGTAGCATCCAAATTCTTCTTTCGGATCAAAGCCAACCCGGGGTTTACGGCTATGGAACCATTTACCTTTACGGCGGGACTATGTGGATTAGGCCAAACGAGATTGCGACTACGGGGTCAAACCCAAGCATTTATTTGGAGTCCTCAACCGGAAACATCGGCATTGACCCAGCCGGATCAGGGGAAGCAAAAGTTCTTGGAAATTTAACGGTAACAGGAAGCGTTACCGGAACAGACAACGCTTTTTTTCCAACTGCGGTTTTTACCCCGTATGTTGTTAGCGAAGCAACTACTTCAAGTTCGCTAATTTTGCGACAGTCAAGCGGACAAGTTATTCTTCAGGACTCAAATGCTTCAAACGGAACAAATCCGCGCCTGTCTTTTTATGATAGTTCCGGCACGCCATACGCAACAGTCAAGTCAGGCGCATCCGCAGTAGTACAAATTCTCAGCGGCAATAGCGCGACAACCTACGGACAATTATGGGCCGGGCGTATTTATCCAATGAACGGATCTACGGCGAGCCGATACATCTACGACGACGGAAGCACTACGCGATTTACGGGAGCAGTAACAACAAACGGAGACTTTAGAAATGACACTCCAGGGACACTAAATGTTACTCCGACAACCTCTGGTCGCGGGGCGATCTGGACTTTGGTGTCAGGAACAAACTATGTTTTGAACCGCTATGTTTCAACATCTACCGCAGAGGCGAAGAAAAACATTGCGCCGACGACTTTAGCACCAGAACAAGTTTACGCTCTTAATCTTGTTGACTTTGAATACGACCAGGAGGCAATTGCGGCTAACTTTCCAACAGTCAACGGATCACCAAGCGGACTACAGCGGGGCGTTATTTGGGAGCAAGTAAACGATGTAATTCCAGAAGCGGCAATCCCGGCCAACGAAAGCACAAACGACCCCCGTTCAATTGACTGGGAGAAACTGTACTTTGGCGCTCTTGTAGCAATTCAAGACTTGAACGAGCGCCTAAAAATCTTGGAGTCCAAATGACCGAATCACAAGCACGACAGATTATTTCGCGGCTTGACGCTCAATCGGCAAAGATTGACGCTCTCAAAGCCGAGATTGACCAAATGAAGGGCGGCTTGGCCGTTCTGAAGGGTCTTGGTGGGCTTCTCGGAGTTGGGGGGATTGGCGCGCTGTTGGCGTGGCTGCAAAGCCAGGGCAAGTAATGCGCCGGCCGCTCTTTTCTCTTGCGTCCGCAGCCATCCTGCTGTTGTCGGTGGTAACCGTTCGGGCTGAGTCCGCTGCAACTATGGTCACGGTTGATCACACCATGGATTTCTTTGTGGTGGTCACCGAAGAAACGCTGTTTGAGGCTGAGTCCGACCTATGCCCGGATACCGAAGACTTCTGGTGCTCTAATCCTCCGTTCACCGATTCGGTGCTGTGGCTATACGACGCTGAGGGTGTTGAGTTGATTGCCAACGATGACGACCCCCGAAAACGCGGCCAATCTTGGAATTCCTACATCGGCATCACCTTGCAGCCTGGCGTGTATCGCTTACGCGCGGGCCGGTTTGTCTGCTACGACGGCAGTTGCCTTCACCCAGACGCAGCATTCCCCGAAGGTGGCCACTACGACCTTATTGCCAGCCTTCCGTTGATCCTTGACCCCAACCCTCCGGTTGCAATTCCTTCGGCTATCCCGTCTGAGTTGCCAACCCCGGAACCAACCCCGACACCGACAGAGGAGCCTACCAATGAGCCAACACCTACCCCGCCGACCCCAGAACCAACGCCAGAACCAACTCCAACACCAACAGCCACCCCAGAGCCGACACAGACCCCCGAGCCTACGCCAAGCCCTACGGTGGAACCTAGCCCTTCTGCTACTCCTAGCCCTCACCCTAGCCCTACACCGGTCGTAATCCCGCCAAGCCCGACAGAGCCGCCACCGTCGCCAACGGAACCTCCGCCAAGTCCAACGGAGCCGCCACCAACCCCAACAGAACCTCCGCCATCACCGACAGAGCCGCCCCCGGCCATCTTTGGCATTGAGTTGCCCAACCCGGCCGCAGCCGTAGGCGAAGCAATTGCAGCCATTACGAGCCTTGGCAATGACCTCAGTCCAGAACAAAAGAAGGAAGCAGCGCGTACAATTGTCCCTGCAATCGTTATTACGCAAGTGGCCCAGGCCGCAGCAGCAACGGCAGCAGCAGTAGCCCGAACGACGGGCGGCAGTTCAACCCCATCAGGGGGAGGCGGAAAGGGCAATAACAATGAAGCGAAAAATCGTAGACGCAATTCTTGACATGGCCAGTTCATCGTGGACCTGGCTCGGCATGGCCGTAGCCTGGGCCGTAACCCCGGACGGCAGCACAAAGGACAGCATTGGCGGTGCTATTGTTGGTTTGATGATTCTTTGGGTAATTACAGGCCCGCTTCGGTGGGGGAGGAACTAATGGCAATTGACAATCGCTACGATCTAGAGATTAAACAGGGCGCAACATTTTCGCTGACTGCCACCTGGAAAGACTCTACCGGAACGGCCATTAACCTGACTGGTTACACAGCAAGGATGCAGGTTCGCTCGGCATACGATTCTTCAACCACAATCATTAGCCTTACTAGTAGTTCGGGAATTACGCTTGGGGGATCTGCCGGAACAATTGCCATTACCGTATCTGCAACGACAACGGCCGCACTTACAGCACCATGGTCCGGTGTTTGGGATTTGGAATTGGTGTCTGGTGGCGGAGTTGTAACTAGGCTTCTGGAAGGAATTGTAAGCGTAACGCCAGAGGTAAGCCGATGAGCGTAACAGTCAACCCGACAAAGCAAACGGTAACGGTTACCCAGGGTGAGGAAACGGTTACGGTTTCTCCTGTTACCCAAACTTTGGAAGTCAGCGCGGCCGGACCGCAAGGCGCAACCGTCGTTAGCGTCGCTGTCGGCTCTACGACCACAGGTGCGGCAGGATCGTCAGCATCGGTCAGCAACTCAGGCTCATCAACCGCTGCCGTCTTGAACTTCACCATTCCGCAGGGAATCCAAGGGGCAACCGGACCAGCGGGAACCAACGGTGCAACTGGTGCTACTGGAGCAACTGGCTCAACAGGTGCGACCGGTGCAACAGGGGCCAAGGGTGACACTGGCGCGACAGGCGCGGCTGCGACTGTTGCCGTCGGATCAACCACGACAGGCGCAGCAGGAACTTCTGCAAGCGTCACCAATGTAGGCACATCCTCTGCTGCCACATTCAACTTTACGATCCCACAAGGTGCTACTGGTGCTACCGGTGCTACTGGCGCAGCGGGAACAAACGGCACGAACGGTACTAACGGCACTAATGGCCAGGGCGTGCCGACTGGCGGAACAACAGGACAAGTACTTGCTAAGATCAACGCAACCGATTACAACACGCAGTGGACGACTCCAGCCACAGGCACAGTCACGAGCGTCACTGGCACTGCGCCAATCGTCTCGTCTGGTGGTGCGACTCCAATCATCAGCGTGGCCGACGCATCAACATCAGCATCTGGCGTGGTGCAACTTACTGATTCAACATCAACGACAAGCAGTACCTTGGCTGCTACTGCAACCTCCGTAAAGACCGTGCAAGATACCTTAAATTCTACCACTGACTCGCTTAGTTCTCTTAGTACTTATGTTGATAGCGTGCAAGCAAATGCTAACAATAGAATTCTCCTATCCACCGTAACAACAAAAGGCGATCTCATTGTTGGATCGGGCGCGTCCACAGTTTCCCGACTTGGCGTTGGAACCAACAACTATGTTTTGACGGCAGATTCAACTGCTACAAACGGTATTAAGTGGGCTGCTTCAAGCGGCGGCGGTGTTTCCAGCGTCACTGGTACTGCGCCAATTGTTTCAAGCGGCGGATCAACACCTGCAATCAGTGTGACTGCCGCATCAACCTCCGCCTCTGGTGTGGTGCAACTAAGCGATTCGGTCAGCACTACGGATAGCACGCTTGCTGCAACTGCAACAGCAGTAAAGGCAGCGTATGACCTCACAAATACAGGATTGGCCTCTTATCTGTTTGGCACTACAAGCGTCAGCAGCGGAGAAATTCCAAATGCTCCACACTTTGTTTACAGCGCCTCGGTGACCACCATTTCGGGAACAGTTTATTGGACTCGTATTGTTCCGTATCGCACAATCACGGTCAGCAATCTGGCGTTTGGTAACAACACGGCTTCATCAGGTTTGACTTTAGCCAGATTCGGAATCTATACGCGCAGCGGCAGCACCTTCACGCTACGAGCACAAACAGCATCGGATACAACCATTTTCAACTCTGCCTCCAGCAAGGTGACTCGTGCTCTAAATACCACAGGCGGATACCCTGCAACCTACACAATGACTGCTGGCACGGAATACTGGCTTGCCGTCATTCAAGTCGGAACAACCATTGCACCACTGATTTACAACAACCTCGTATCCTACTCATCAGGAATTTTTGGAAACCGCTCATACACCCTTGCAAGTCAGACTGATCTTCCTACGAGTGCAAGTGGTTCAAGTGCCACGGCAATTTATTATGGGGCAGTATCCTAATGCCAGTCATCACTGATCCAGCCTACCTAGACCCTGAGACTGGTATGCTCACCGAGATCGTCCGAGACGCAGAGACTGGAGAAATCATTGGAAAAAATGAGCGTATGCCTGAGGAGGCCCCAGAGTGAGCACATCCGATCACATTGAGCAGATCCACGCGCAGGGCTGGACGCGAGTTGACACGGCCCCGGACGAATGGGTAGCCGTTGTCCCCAACGACGACAACAGCGCGTTTGGCGGCACTCTTTGGAAGCGCGGCTCCGATGGAGTTGACCATGCCGAAGGCGTAACCGCTGGTCATCCTGTCAGCGCGGCGCTTGACTTTGAGTCCGCCGGCCGTGCGCTTGCCGTGATTATCAAGAAAGAAATTGAAGCGTGAAATACAAAGTTAAGAGCCAGTTGTACAGCGATGCTGAAGCCCAATTAAAAGGGGCCAGACAAATTCTGGATGACTGTACCTGGTCATCCTGTGCGGCCGCAGTCTCGTGGGCTTCTGGATACACCGTGGACTACAGCGCCGCAGACGGGGTTGCGGCAGAGAGGGCCGCCCTGGGTCGCGTAGAGAAACAAGGCGTATCCGATAACGGCGGATCACTTCCCGAAGCGGTCAAAGTTATTGCCCATTTGGGCGGCAAGGCGCGCTATGCAAAGTCATGGGACGACGCAGTTTCCGCCGCAAAGTCCGGAGCCGCACTAATGGTGTGGGTTCAGCAACCAATCGGCTACCCCGACATCCAGATCAGCAAATGGCATGATGTTTGGAAAAGGTGGTGGACCAAGAAAGACATTTTGCACATCAAAGCGGGCTACGGTCACATGACTTCAGCGGGATACGACCGAGAAGAAAGCATTTGGTATTGGGCTTGCCCAACGCGAGACGAAAAAGTGACGGCAGAAAAGTACGGCGTTCCGGTTACAGAGGCGCAGTTGCGCCAGATTGCCAACAGCAAGGTCAAGGCCGGAAAAGTTTCCGCCGATTACAAGTGCCTTCTGATTGTCACGCACCCGGGCGGCCAGGTGGCAGTTCCGGCTCCCGCAGCACCCGCCCCAGTAGCCCCTACAGCCCCAATTTCCGCCACGCAGAGCGCAGTTGTTAGCACGCCAGCACCAGCACCGGCCCCGACCAAGAAAAAAGTTCAGATTGACCCAGCGTTGAGCGCGGCAGTTGACGGTCTTGAGCGGGTAGACTGGGGAGCGAAGGCCGGTGAGGCCGCAGAGGCTATCGGTAACGCGGTTGAGTCAACGAAAGGACAAAGCGGAATGAATCGTGTGTTTGGAGTTCTCAAAGCCATCAAAGACAGCACCGGCCTAGATGAAGCCTTCCTGGAGGCAGCCCGCGTGTTTCTCAGTACCTGCATTGCCATGATGCTTGCCACGGGTTCACCTTTGTTGGACATGAGCACAGGCGACTTCAAGGTTGTTGTGAGCGGCGGGTTGGCCGCAGCCCTCAATGTGCTGGTACGCTTCTTAAATCCTAACGATTCTCAGTTCGGCGTAAAGACCAAAGAGAAGTAACCTCTACGGTAATACGGCATAGAGGGAGGCATACATGAACAAAGACTTGGAATCCATGCTTGCGCTGTCCGTTGTCAAACGGTCTAAGTGTTGGCGCGAGCGCATTGCGGATGATGAATTGGGCAAGATCATTGACGAAGCCTTGGCACATCCAGACATCACCGCAACGGCCGTAACCATTTGGCTGAAA